CTATGGCATATATGATGAAATGAGTTTTGGTAAAAAAGTAAATGTAGCAGATGTTAAGCACATGGTTAAAAAGTATGCTTGGGTATCTGGAACAATATATAATCCCTATTCTCATACAGACCAAACTCTACCTGCACAAAACTTCTTTGTTATTGTTTCAGAAAGCGCAGGAAATGGATACAGCGTATTCAAATGCTTAGATAATAATAAAGGCGTAGCATCAACACAAGCGCCTTCTATTGACGACACTGCACCTAACATAGACATTTATAAAACAACTACTGATGGATACCAATGGAAGTTCATGTATGGTATCTCAACCTCACAATACAACAAGTTTTCTACATCAACAAAAATACCAGTTATAGCAAACGGTCAAGTTTCCGGTAATGCGGTAGCAGGTGCTATTGATGTACTCAAGGTAAACTCAGGCGGATCGAGATACTTCTCTGTTGCCAATGGTGTTATTAAAATTGCTAACGTAGCATCTAATACATTAATCCACGAAATAGAATCCACCGCTCATGCTAATGTGACTCCAACAACAGCCGCAAACGGCACATTTACTATTGAAAGAGTTCAGTTCCTTGGCAAGCATGCCAATGGTTTCATTAGTGCTACTAATTTCAACACATCCAATGTCATAGCCAATGGTACTGTGATTGAAGTTTTAACCAATCCAAACTTATTAAGATTTGTTGACATTGCTGGAGACTTCTATGGACAAACATCCAATGTAGTTATGCGAGGGACAAGTTCAGGAGCAGTTGCAAATATCTCACAGATTGTATCAGAGACTTCTGGGCTATCAGCAAATACAGACTTCTATAAAGGATCAGTGTTTTACATAACTGACGGCCCTGCAAAAGGAAAGTCATCTGTTATATCAGAATACGTAGTAACTGGATCAGTAAGAAGAGTGGTACTTGCAAACACAATAACCAATATTGATTCATCTAGCAGATATGAAATATCTCCTAGAGTAGCTGTTACAGATACAGATGGTATTGGACTCGTAGCAAGAGCTGTAGTTAACACAGCTAACTTTACAGTAGATACTATTGATGTTGTAGAAAGAGGATCCGGTTATAGTTATGGAACAGTTAAAGTATTTGGCAACACAGGTATAGTACAGGCCGGCAATACAGCAAACGTTGCGCAAGCAAATAATGCAAATGTATCGTTAGTGATTGGTCCTCCGGGCGGACATGGTTCAGATGTAATCGGTGAACTATATGGTTCAACTATCGGTATATCAGTAGACTTTGCAAATAATGAAAGTGGTCATGTATCAATAGGTAATGGATATAGACAAGTATCATTATTAAAAGATCCATTGTTTGCTAATACTAATTTAACATTGGACGAGGGTGGAACAAACTTCCCAGTAGACGCTGTCATTACTCAGAGCGCACATGATGCTACTGTTGCTAATGGAGCAACAGCTGTAGTTAAGTCAAGAACAGATACTTCGCTGTCAGTTGCTAATGTATATGGTAACTTTGTTACTACTGGATCTAATGCACAACTAAGAATATTCGACGGAACATCACAGGCTAACGTAGCTAGTGTTGATAGTAATGCATCAAGACCAGGGTCATCTACTGCATCATTCGATCAAAGATTGATACTAACAGGATACACGAACGACAACGAATCAATCGTTTTAGTACAAAACGAACAAATAAAACAGGCATCTACAGATGCTACAGGTTACATTGAGAGTATAAATACTGCTGCGAATGGAACACCAATATCAATTGCACTTACAAGAATGACTGGTAATTGGTTAGCAGCGGATAGCAGCTCTGACACAGATTATGCTTTCACAGGCCAGACCAGTGGATCCGTTGGGACATTTACAGGCAAGATAATGCCTGACTTGGTCGATGGTAGTGGAGAGATACTTTACTTAGAAAACAAAACAGAGACTACTAGATCAGCTACGCAAACAGAGCGAGTTAAGTTGCTTATAGAATTTTAGAGGAATAAAATGCCAATTGAAACAGATTTAAACATATCACCATACTTTGATGACTACGATGAGTCGAAAGACTATCATCGAGTCTTATTTAAGCCAGCAGTCCCTCTACAAGCTAGAGAACTAACTCAGCTTCAATCTATGCTGCAGACGCAGGTAGAGAGATTTGGTGACTACCAATTCAAAGAAGGTACAATTGTTAAAGGTTGTGCATTTAGTTTTGACAATAGTGTTAAGTATGTAAAGGTACTTGACAGATCGCCCGACACAAATTTAAACGTGCAATTAGAGGCTTATGCTGAGCACGACTTTATTAGACATGATACGTCTAACTTAGTATCACAGATTGTAGATACAAGAGCTGGATTGGAAGCACAGAATCCAGACCTAGGTGCATTATTCTTGCATTATATCAATACAGGTAATAACTCAGGCACTGTTAAAACAAAATATGCCAACAGTGATGTTCTTACTATTATACCCAAGAAGACATCTATTAATGCTATATCAGTTTCGGCTGGTGGCGGATCTTTTGATGTTGGCGACAAACTTTACGTCACATCTCTTAATGCAAACGGATCAGGATTTGTTGGAACAGTTGCGACTGTATCATCAAACGCAATAGCATCTATTACAGTTGACAATGATTCTACAGCTGGAAGAAACAAAGGTGCTGGTTATTCATTGCTCGACTACCCATACGTATCAGAAATTAAAAGAGGGGATGCAGCAGTTTGGACTACTACTAGCGATTCCGGAAACGGCGTCCTTGTTGGTACATATGCTAATGGACACAGCAACACAATTACACTACCGGTAGCTCTTCAACAAGAAGCTCAAGTAACTGTAGCAGGTAGTACATTTACAGCACCAGTAGGTTCTTCTTATCAGATGAGAGTTGAAGATGGCATTGTTTATCAAAAAGGTGCTTTCCAAAGATTTGAAGCTCAATCAGTTATAGTATCGCCATTCACTAAACGACCTAATGGCGTTTCTGTTGGTATAGTAACAGAAGAAGTAATAGCTAACTCAAGCGTTGACACATCATTGCTTGATAATGCTTCAGGATTCAATAATGAAAATGCACCGGGTGCAGATAGATTAGCGTTAACACCAAAGCTAACAGTTAACACTACTGCAATAGTAAATGCATCAAACAACTTCCTTTCATTCGTAGAATATCAGAACGGATTAATTGTTCGTAAGAATTCAACACCAGTTTTAAATAAAGCTGAAGACCACATTGCTCAAAGAACATATGAAGAAAGTGGCGACTATGTATTAGAACCAATCAGAGTTAACACAGAAACAAACGCTGGTAACACAACTCACCTTAACGTATTAGTTGGTGAGGGTACATCGTATGTTAGAGGTAAAAGATTTGAGACTATATCTACAACTAGATATCCTGTCCCAAGAGCAACACAAACTACAAATGTTGTAGCACATGCTGTAACAACAAACTTTGGCCACTATGTTAAAGTAAACGAATTAACAGGACACTTCGGTTCCGAGACACAAGCTAATGTAGTTATTCTTGACACAGCTGTAGATAGTATATCAGGCGGCATGGGAACTATTACATCTAATGCAACGCATATGATTGCTGATGGTCAAGGAAGTAGAATTATTGGTCATGCTAGGATCAGAGCATTAGAATTAGAATCAGATAACGCAGGACATTCAGATAGCGTATACCAAGCATACCTATATGACATTAAAATGAATAGCGGTCAAACATTTAGAACTGCTAAAGCAATAGGTAGCAATGTTTCAGCTACAAAGAAAGGTATTGCAGATATAGTATTGCAATCTGGGATAGCTAAGATTTTAGATGCAGACTTCAGCAAATCAGTATTCTCAATTGGTGCAAGAGCTCTTAAAGGAGTTAAAGGCACAGCTAGCATGACAGTGAAAAAACTTCACGGAGTTGCTATTGACTCAACTGACTCTAACACAGCTATTACTGCAGCTTCAGGCAACAGGTTTAATTTTGGAACTGGCAACGGTTCTCTTAATGAGACTCAAGAACAGCAAGTATTAATTATTTCAAAATCAAACGTAACGGCTGCTAATGTTTCAACAGCCGCAGTTGTTACAAACTCAAATACAACAATTACTGGTTGTGTAGACACAACATCAATAATTAAAGGCGACAATGTTAAAATTGGATCTGTGTTTAGACAGGTCACTCAAGTTATTAACTCAACAGCTATTGTAGTTAATGAAGCGGTCGGTAGTGGGTCAAGTCTAGGACTTGCAAGAGCATATGTTAATAACCAGATCATTCCTTTAAGTGGCAGAGACTCAGCCAATGTTCAAGTATCTAATGCTGGTGCAACGCTAACAATTAACTTTGGTACAGGTTCCTTATCAGGTGCTGTAAACGTAGATGTTTTAGTAGATGAAGTAGATCCATCATCAGCTGGTCTAACTAAAACTGTACAAACTTCTACAGTAAGAATTAACCCATCATCAAATCTTACTGGACCATGGTGTCTAGGTATACCTGATGGTCTTTCATTAAAGTCAGTGCAAGTCAATGGATCCAGCGCGTATAGCGATCAAGGTGCAGATGTCAAATCAGACTTTGTATTAGACAGTGGCCAGAAAGATGGAAAGTATGGTCTTTCATATTTAAAATTAGCTCCTAATACATCCAGAACAATTGCTAGTACTGATAGAATTATAGTTGTACTAAAACACTTTAATAAGTCTAATGCAGCTGGTGACGGGTTCTTTAGTATAAGATCATACGATGGAATTCTTAACGATAAAGAGGGTGCAGGAGTTACTGCTACTGACACTAACATAAGTATTGCTCAAATTCCAGTATTCGGATCACCAACAGATGGTTCAGAAATATCTTTAAGAGATGCTATCGACTTCAGACCTTATGTAGCTAACACAGCAACCAAAGGTGTTGCAGTATCAAATACAGCTGGTACAGAAAATCCAGCAGCAACAGAAGTACTAGATCAAACAGGTCTCGTATCACCAACTCCTAATGATGAGTGGATTGATGAGATTGAATACTACCTACCAAGAAAAGATAGAGTAGTTATTGATCAGACAGGTACAAGAGTTGTATTAGGTAAGCCAGAGCTATTGCCAGAGCTTCCTGTCAAACCATCAAAATCAATGCAGCTTGCAACAATTAATGTTCCTGCATATCCTTCATTGGATTCTACATTAGCAAGATTTTACGGCAGACCTGACTTAGGTGCAAAGGTTACCGCATCTCAACAGCAACGATATACAATGAGAGACATCTCAAAACTTGAAGACAGAATTGACAACTTAGAATATTACTCGTCTCTAAATGCATTGGAGTCGCTTACAGTAGATCAAACTATACCTGGTAGAACTAGCGCAACTACAAACAGATTTAAAAACGGTTTCCTTGTAGATAACTTTACAACAAAGACTGCTGGTAACCCATTGAATGGCGAATACAAAGCAGGTTTTGATACAGCCAGATCAATGCTAACCTCTAAGTTTGAGAGATACGATATTGACTTAGAGCCTGTATTAGGCAATAGTGCTAGATCAACATTCCAAAATGATGTTGCTACTATTCAGTATGGAACTACACGATTAGTTAATCAACCAACAGCAACCGGTCAGAGAAGATGTACTTCTATGTTCTGGGAGTATAATGGTACGTTGACTTTGTACCCAGATTACATATACAAATCATCTAAAACTAAGTCGCCAGAATTAGCAATGAACATTGACATAGATTTGGCAGCACCAACTCTAGCATTACTTGATGAGCTAAACAAAATGGTGCCAGAACTTGGAACAACTACAGAAGTTATTAATGAAACTGAATCACGAGGTAAACTACTTACTTCCAATCTTTCTGGCCATACCAGAACCGATGTCTATGAGAACATTGTAACAACTAAAGCTAAAGTCACTACAAACAGTCTAACAGGTTCAGCATTCAAAACATCTAAGAAAGTTGGTGATTTTGTTACTGACATTTCTTTCCAACCATATATGCCAGCAGCTCAGATTAGATTTGAAGCAACAGGCTTAAGAATGGATCTTGACCATCACATATACTTTGATGGTGTGAATGTTGATCAGCACGTATACAGTGCAGCCTACCCTTCAGCTGTCGTTAGTACAAAGAATGCTAAAGATAAAATACATAGACAAGGACTTAAAGGTGTTGCATTAAGATCTGACAGTAAAGGACGTCTAGCAGGTGTGTTAGAAATACCAGGCGGATTATTCTTTACTGGTAAAGCTAAAGTAGTAATTGCTGACATTGACAACCTATCCAAAATTGGAGAGAAAGTATCTTCAGCAACAGCTCAATTCAATAGCTTTAACTGGTCTGTAGATACAGCAGAGTTAGGTGTGACAACAAGACATCCACTACTAAGCGGTGGATCCAGCTCACAAGTTATAAACACTAAAATTAGAGATGGAGAACAGGTTGTAGAAACAGATGAAACACCGCCAGAAAGTAATACATCTGCTAACACTACTCCACCAGAGTCTAATACAGTAGTTACAGATCCGATTAGTAATGGCACATCAAACAACGTAACAATACCTGGAGACGGCGATCCTGTTACAGGCCCTCCTGCAAACAGCGGTCCTTCAATTGGTAGATGCGAAGTTATTAAACCATGTGATGACTATTATGTTGATCGATACCACCACGGAGAGCATGGAGCTTACGGTCATGGATACCATTACCACAGGCATGATCCTCTATGTTGTTTCGACACCGTGCACAAGCATGTTGACCCATTATGTCAGACGTTCCTAGTAGGTCAAACAGGGTTGCCAGAAGGCAGTAAGACAGGGTTCTTATCCCATGTTAATTTATTCTTTGCAGACAAAGATCCAAACACAGGTGTTGTTGTTGAACTAAGACAAACCCAAAATGGCGTGCCTGCTCCTCAAGTATTACCTTTTAGTAGAATACATTTAGAGTCAGCTGACATTAATACATCAACAAATGGAGATACTGCGACAAGAGTTTTCTTTGATTCGCCAGTAGGTGTTGAAGCAGGAAAAGAATATGCAATAGTTATTTTACCAGATGGAAACTCTCCTAACTACTCAGTGTTTACTTCTAAAACTGGAGGCACTGATTTAGTGAACTCAGCTCGTCAAGTA